AGATTTCATGATGAGAGATTGATAAAATGGCTATTACTAGTGAACGCATTGTAACTATAAAACTTTCAGGTGACTATGATGCTGCTATAGAATATCAAGCAGATAACGCCGCATCACCGGGCGATATAGATATAGTTACTTTAGCTGCTGGTAATAATGCTATATCAGTTCCATCAAGTGCAACTGGTGTTACAATTAGACCCCCAAGTGCTAATACTGAATTGATTACACTTAAAGGTGTTAATGGTGATACAGGAGTTGCATTGCATTTAACAGACGCTACATCAATTGGATTAGGAACAGCAGTAACTAGTTTTGTACTGAATGTTACTTTACAATTGATTGGCGTGCGATTAATTTGGAGTTAGTTAATGTCATTTGATAATGCGTCAGTAATTGCTACGGAACTTGAGAAAGTTACAACCAAGTTACCGGAAGCATATGAATCTGACGATAAGTTCTTTTCCAACATTAAGAAAGCAGATGTTGAGAAGGTTTCTTATCGACAGTTGCGCGCTCCTATAAATATTAGACCAGGTGGAAAATTCCAGTATTTTGGACCAAATGGTTCTGATTTAGGACGTGGTGGTGGACCTACATACGAAAAGGCAGTATTACAGCCTGTGTTCATGAGTCAGAACATTGAGTATACTAAACTTGCTCAGTGGGGAACTGATAGTGATAGAAAGGCTATAGTTAATGCCGTTCGTAAACTTACAGCAGGTGCATTAGTTGAATTACGTCGTCAGATTGATTCTCAGATGATGGGTTCAGGTAATGGTGTTGTAGGTACAATTAGTGCGGTTGATGCAACTGTTGTAGGTACAGATCAGTATACGCTTACAGCAGAATTCGGAGCACGTTTAGTACGTTTTGGTCAGACGATTCAGGTGTTTGATAGTACTTTAGCAACTAATCGTGGTAATGCTGAAATTACGTTCTGGGATGTTGCAAATGGCATTATTAAAGTTAATGCTAATATTGCTGGTGCAACTGCTACAGACGTATTAGTTGTTCAGGGTATTACTTCTCCTGCATCTATGCCTGCATTGTATGGTGTGCCATATCATCATTCTAATGCAAGTACTGGAACGTGGTTAGGATTTAACAGAGTTAGCACACCAGAAATACGTTCTAATGGTATTAATGGTAATAGCTCTGCTTTATCTTGGCCGCTTCCAAGACGCGCAATTAATACCATTGGTAATCGTGTTGGTATTGATAAGAATTTTAAAGCGCGCGCTTGGATGCATCCGTGTCAGCAGCAGCAATATGAACAGATGGGCTTTAATGTTTCCATCATACAGAAACAGCCTAGACAAGAAGGTTTAAATCTGTATTTTGGTGATGATATGCAGATGGCCGGCGCTCCAGTTATGCCGCATTTTAATTGGAGTAAGGAAAGAATTGACTTCGTTGTTGATTCTGTTTGGCATCGTGCAGAAATATTGCCTATCGGTTTTTATACTACAGATGGAAGAAATATCTTCGAATTACGCGGACCATCTGGTGGTGTAATGACTGCTGATATTTTCTACATGGTTGTGGGTATGCAGACATATGTTGATAATCCAGCATCAACGTCTTATATCTACGATTTATCAATTCCTGCTGGTTACAATTAAGAGGTGATGTATGTCAGCCAACTGGAATGATATTTCATGTGTACAATCTGAGCAGCAGTTAGAACCTTTAACTATTGCATCAGCAACTACAATCGCTCCGAGAACTAGATTAACATTCGTTACTGGTACCGTACAGGTTGCAACTATTACGCCTCCTGTTTTAGGTTATCATGAATTAGTGTTAATCTTTACTAATGGTAGTCCTGGTGCTTTACTAACTTCTGGTAACATCAAGACTGCTTATACACCATTACAGAATAAGTCCTTTAGTTTACATTACAATCCGATTGATGGAAAGTATTGGACTGAAGCTGTAGCTTAATTACAAATAGGGGGCGCGCATCTATAAAAACGCGCATTTTATTATGACTATTGAAAAACTTAATTCTTATTTAGCTCGCGATTTTGGTTATTCGATTGGTACTTTTCCAACATATCGTGTTGTTTGGAGTGAAGATCAATTTGAAAAGCGCGCAACTAAATATACTGAAGAAGGATTTGAATTACTATATGAAGAAGTAAGGCTTCTTCCTAAATATAGACAACAGCATCAAAACAAGTATATTTTAGAACGATTCTTGGTTGTACCTGATTTTGTTAAGACTGAACTAGTTGATAGATATTCATATGAACCCTTACATGTATTTCGTATAGGTAAAGGTGATGATTATGAATTTGACACATTTTATGGTGCTTGTAAGTTCATTATAAATACTTTTACTGAACGTGTAAAATTATCTCATTATGGAGATAGATATAAATCACCAGAAGAAAAGATGTTACCTGAAGAATTATTACATGCTCGAAAGTTAGAAGTAGAAAAGATGCAAGAATTTTTATTTGGAAATGAATCAGATGTTACGGATAATTTAAAGTTAGGTAGTGGTGAAGTTGTACCAAACAATTATGAGGCTAAAGGTACTAGCCAAATAAAGGAGAATTAATCATGGCAATTGGTATTGGATCGTTTGCAAATGCTTCAAGAACGGCAATTAGAAGTGCAACTAATCCTTTGGATAGATGTACTATTGTTTCATTAATGCATAAAGGATTTACCTCACGCAAGCCTACATTAGAACCAGGTATATTCTTTATTCCATCTGGTAGTATGGAAAAACCTGGAATTGCAGTTATTGGGCCAAGTTCATGGTTTTTAGATACTGATCCTGATAGAGAAATTGCTGAGATTGTTACTCCATCTAATATTGTTGCTGAATCAGTTGTTAATGATTATGTTAATGGATTATTAGCATTTGATCGTAATGGTAGTATGCCTGGACTTTTCTGGGTATTAGGTGAGAAAACTCAAGCTCAAATTTTAAAAGATCATCAACCCGAACTTAAACGATATGATACTTTTCAAAGACAGTGGTATCGTAATTTAGTAGGTTTAGCTGATAGTTTGTGGGCACAATCAAACGGGAATCCATTAACAATTAGTGATGATTTTAGGATTGCAGCTTCAGTATTAGGATTAAATAAACCTTGGATTAATGCATTTAGTTCTGTTGAATTAGTTGCTTGTAAACTTTGTGGTAAACTGCGCGATCCGAATTATCCAATTTGTGCAAATTGCAATCATATAGTTGATCCTGAAGCATATGCTAAGTTAGGATTAAAGAAGGTTGAATAATGCTAAAGGCATCCGATATTTTTGGTGACGTTCGCGCACATCTTAATGATGTAGGTAATGCCATATTTACGGATACAGTTCAATTACCTTATCTTAATATTGCTGCGGACGAGTTACAGCAAGAACTAGAAAATCATAATATTGGATTAACAAATGCAGTTGAAACTGATATAGCTTTAACTGCCGGAGAAACTGAAATAGGTGGTTTGGATTTACCTGAAGGATTAATTGAAATCGAAAATGTTTATGAACGAATCTCAGGTTCATCTAATGAATATCAATTAATGCAAAGGGTAAATTTCTTACCACCTGTTGATGTGTTAACAAGTTATTTACAGTGGTACGCATTTAATGACCAGAAGATTCAATTTGTTGGTAGTACTTCTGATGAACAAATAAGAGTTGAATATATAAAGCGTCGGGTTCCTAATCTTATTAATGCTTCAAGTACAATTGATATTAATGGTGCGCGTTCTGTTTTAGCATATAGAACAGCCGGATTATGTGCTCAAGAAATTGGTGAAAATGAATCAAGAGCGGAGGTGATGAACGGAAATGCAAAATTACGATTAGACATTTTACTTTCAATTAATCTTAAAGGTAAACAAGCAATTGTTATAAGACGTAGACCGTTTCGTGCAGGATTTAAATTTCGTAGTCGTTTGTATCGTTAACAATAAGCTGATTGATAATTAGTTCGATTATCAATTGTCCATTAAGGATGGCTAAGTATGAACATGTCATTGTGGGAACAAGTTAAATATGCTCAGGAATCAGGTTTACTTTTAGGTGGTAGACCTTGGTCACAAAATACTTATTGGGTTGGTGGTAATGCTCCATTAGGTACAGCATTAGTTGACTCAATTGAAAAAGCACTAGATTTAATGATTGATAATGATACATTATTTCTGGGGCCTGGTGCTCATGAGGAAGGAAATTTAAGCATTCCAGCAACTAAAACAGGATTAATAATTGTTGGATATAACAGTCGCGGTCAATCCTTTATTGAACCATCAACAGCAGGGGATGAAGGTTTAGAAATTCTTGCTGATGATGTAACACTAATTAATGTTGGTGTTGCTGATGGTGGTAGTGGTGACTATGGATTATCTGTAGGTAGCGCAGCAGTTTCACCTGATAGATTTAGAGCCTATGGCTGTAAATTTGAAGGTTCTGCTATTGGTGCGCGATTGTATGGTGCAGGTGATATATTATTAGATGATTGTGAATTTGCCTGGGCAAATGTTGGGTTACAATTTAGAGCAAATCTAATTGGATTTGTTACTCAAGCATTTATTCAGAAATCACGATTTCATAATAATACTGATGCTTGTATAAGTGAAGCAGCAGCATCACAGGTAGTTAATAACCTTCAGTTGTGGAATAATATCTTTGATCAGTTAGAAGATGGAACTGAACCAACAGATTTTATTCTACTTTCTGATAATGGTAATACTGGTATTATTGCTGGTAATCAGTTTGCGATTGCTACTAGTGATGCAGCAAAACTTACCATTGGTTCTGGTTTAATGTGGGGTCCAAACGGTACGGAAGCTGGTTGGAGTTCTGCAAGACCTTAGTAATTAAATTTTAGTTAAAAGGAGATATTCAAATGGCACTTTCACTTACAATTACTGGTAATGCTGGTCCTGGTGAAGCTCTATCTGCTCAGGTATTTACTGAAATAACTGAGCTTAAAATCCTTCCCGATACAAATATTATTGAATTTGTTAAGGATGGATATGCGCGACAGGTAGATATTACAGATGAAGCTACCGTAACAGCTACTAAGTCTGGTACTACTTGGACGTTAACTATTTCTTAGTGTCATCTCCCAAGATAAATCACTGAGAAAATGGTTTCTTGTTAATTCTTTCCATAATAAGAATTAACACTTTAGGATTTAATATGAAACTGAAATGTTATCTTATAACTCAATTAGAAGTACAAGATTATTTAGATAAGTATCAGGAAAAGATTAAATTTATTTACACAACTAATAAGGCACAAGGGTTACAAAAAATAATGATTGTTATCGACGAAGCATAAAGATGCGCGATCATGAACCAATTGAAATAACCGAATTTAATGGTCTTTGGAAACGTGGTGATAGAGAATCTACGCCTGAAGATCATTTTAGTGATTGTAATAATATTGAATTTATTGAATCAGGATTTCAATCTAGACCTGGAATTGCTGCTTTAGATATTGATGATGCTTGTGATAATTTACAAAATGTTGTTAGGATGTATACTTATTTACGTCCTGACCGTCAGTCATTATTAGTATTAGATGCATCTGGAAATGTATACGATACTGGTAGTCCTACACCGTGTACACCTATTTTAACTATTGCTGGAATGACAGATTTTGCATTTCAAGCATGGGCAGGTCGCGCATATATATCTCCACATGATGGAGTAATGGGATTAAATGGTGAATTTCTTTATGTTTATTTAGGTTATGGTGCTGCTGCTAGAAAAGCTGCTGGATTAGCTCCTACAGGTGCAATGACAGGAGCAAATGGTGACCCAATTAACACAAAATTACAAGCAGGTTATCATATATTTGCAGTAGTATTTGAAACTGATACAGGATTTTTAACTAAACTTGGAGGTAATGTAGCATTTTTAGCAACCGGCGCACATAAATGTACTTTAACTAATATACCAATTAGTCCTCAAACATTTGTTACCAAGCGCCATATTGTTACAACTAAGACTATTGACCCATTAACATTTACTGGTGACTTAGAAAATTATCAATTTTTCTTTGTACCAAATGCTATATTAAATGATAATACAACTACAACTTTAGCTGATATTGATTTCTATGACGCTGATTTATTAGAAGATGCTAGTTATCTTTCAGATTTATTAGAAGAAATACCAGCAGGAGTTAATTTAAGTTTATATCATGGTCGTCTAATCTCAATGACTGAATTTGGTCAGGCTAATAGCGATCCATTATTAGATACTAGTGGTAATATTTCACTTGCGCGCGTTTCAGAACCGGGTGAACCAGAAGCGTTTAATGCAGTAAGTGGATTAATTATTGCACCAATTGATGGTAATCCATTAACGAACGCGCAAGAATATCGAGATAATTTATACTTCTTTAAGAATACACGAACCATATCTTATACTGATAATGATGATGTTCCTTCTTCTTGGGAACCAGTTTATATAGATAATGGTATAGGTTGTCCGATTCATGGATTAGCATTAGTACTTGATTCTGGTGGTTCTAACGTAGACTATCTTATCATGGCTGATTATTCAGGAGTTATATTATTTAATGGTGGTTATATACGTCCTGAACTTAGTTGGAAGATTCAATCACTTTGGTTAGACCTTGATAGAGATTTATTTCAGGATATACAAGTTCTTAATGATTCAATAAGTCAAAGATTGTATATGACACTTCCTGATGGAACATTATTATATGCTGATTATGGCGATGGAATGAATCCGAAAGATATTAAATGGGCGCCATGGACATCTGATTTATTTATTACTACTATTGCATTGATTAATACTAATACACTTGCTATTGGAAGTTTAGAGGAACAGCCCTAATGCCTGCTCCAACTAATATATCGGCAGCGACAGCAATAGTAATATCATCTCTGCCTTATGCTAATTCCCAGCAAATACATGATACTGGAGTTACATATCCGGTTTGGTATAAGTATACTCCACCAGCTAATGCTAATTTAAGTTTGCTTGGATTTGGAACTGATTTTAATGCTAATACAGATGTCTATTTAGATGATGCTGTAACTTTATATTTAGATTTAACTGGTGTTGCAGCAGATATAAACCGCCCTTATTCATTTCCAGTTGTTGGTGGTGAAACATATTATTTCTTATTTTATGCTAATAGTGGTGATCCAAATCCTGCTAATCTTGATGTTAGTTTAGAAGAATTAACAGCAGCATCATCAGCAGCAGGTTCATTTTTAGTTAATAATGAATTAGATAATGATTTTGAATTTCCATTAACAGTATTATCACCAACAGTTGATAATACTACAACCAAGTTTGTCCAGCTTGGAAATATTGTTGGTGATGGAACTAGAGGTACTGATGGATTACCTCATGGTGAATATGGAATAATTTTTAATAATGGCAATTTCGTTTATGGTGATGAACAATATTTATTTCTAAAATACTATGATTTATTCTATAATGAAATAGCTGATATTCGTGATTATGAAACTAGTACTACATTACTAATTTTAGGTATAAGTGCTGTTCTTCAACGTCTATACATAGCTCATAAAGTTGGTGGTAATCCATATAAACTTAATAGTCGTACTGATGCTGGAGTAAGTTTAACTGATTGGACATTAACAGGCGTTACGGTTATAAATAGATTAGCTGTTGATGATACCGAATCAATAATGTACTATACTCAAGGCGGCGCAAGTGCAATTAAGCGATGGGATTTATTAACTAATGTAGCATTATCAGATTTAGTTGCTACTGATGCTAATTTTGATAGTTATGATTTATTAGTTCTCGAAGATGATACAATTCTTATTTGTTTATTAGGTGCTGCTGGAACTCCAAGACAAGTTTTAGTTAGAAGATATAATACTGCTGGAACATTACTTAATGAATATGATTTTGGAACTTTATGGAGAAGTGAACTTAATGTTCCACGAATTGGATTCTCATTTAGTTCAACCACATTTTGGATTTTACTTAAGCCTGAAGCTGATTATGGTTTGAGTTATTATCGACTAATTAGGCTAAGCGATGGCGTGCAATTAGATGAAGTAATACATACTAATTACTTAATAGGTAAATATCTTGGTGCAGCTTCAGCAACCCCTACTAGTGGATTTGGAGCAGAAAAGTCAGGACCATTACTTGTAACTCCATTAGCAGAAGATACAAGAAATCCTGGTTCTGGTTTATATATTTTAACAGGAACTAGTGTACCAGTTGCGCGTCATGATGAAATAGTTGATGAAAATGGCGCGTCATCAAATGTTATGATACCTAATCCATTTGCTGAGTTCGCGCAATTACCAAAGATTTAGTTATGGCTAACGAGCTTAATCATTATGCAGGTTACACAATAAGAGTAGTTGGTAGTGGAAACTTGCGCGTTACATTTAAAGGTTTAGATAATATAGAAACTAGTGTTCTTACACCATTAGTTTTAGCTTCAACTAATAGACGTGAGCCAACTAAGTTAGCTAATTTTATTGCACAACGAATGGTATTAAGATTAGAAACAACAGCAATAGATGAATGGTTTAAGATAAATAATTTCACAGTTTGGATTAAACCAGTTTGGACTCAATATCCTGAAACAACGTAATGGCTAATCAAATTGCGCGCCTTAAATCATCGCTTGCTAATAGTAAGATGCAGAAGGAAAATAATGCTCTGTATCAAACTGTATTAGGATTAATTAATAGTTTAGAAGCAACTGAGTTAAAAGCTAGTAGGGCAATAAGTTTATCTGGTTCTGGTGGTGGCAGTGGAAGTAATATTACATTAAGTGACTTATTTCCAGCTGCTATGTTATTGATGGGTGGAGTTAATAGAAATAACTCATCATCTTCGTCGGCTAGTAGTGATCCATTTCCACAAATAATGATGTTAATGGGTGGTGGTAATAAAAATAATGATGAATCGATTGCTTCAGTTGATTACGTAGTTATGAGCGATGGAGTTGAACCACCTACGCCATTATCAGATGGATTCGGTAATTTCATTTATATTCCATATAGTGTTTAGTTATGAGTGATACTGCGATTAATCAAGTAATTCAATATGGAACTGCTGCTGCTCGTGCTGCGTATACTCCAAATCCAGCAGTAAGTAGTCAAGTTTTATATCTTTGGTATGAAACTGATAACGTACCAGATACTTATGCTTGGAATGGTAGCGCGTGGGTACAAATAAATTCTGGTGCTGGTGCAGGTGATTTATTTTTAGGTGGAATGTTATTAGGTGGAATGTAAATGGCTAATTCATATCAAGTTCTTGGACAATCGAATCCATTAGCAGCAACATTAACTACTTTATATACTGTTCCTGCTGCTACTCAAGCAATTGTTAGTAGTATTGTAGTTGCTAATAGAAGTGCTACACCTACTACATTTCGTATTGCATTAAGACCTGCGGGTGCAGCAGCTTCTAATGAACATTATATTGCTTATGATGTTGCAATTGGGGCTAATGAAGTTATTACATTTACATTAGGTATTGGATTAGAAACAACGGACGTTATAAGTGTTTATGCTACATTAGCAACAGTTAGCTTTAATGCTGTTGGTGTGGAGATTGCATAATGGTAAAAACTATTCCGGGAAAATCCGGACCTGTTTCTATTTCATTATTAACATCTGGAACTGCTGCTACATATACGGTACCTAATGGTATTTTTAGATTAAAAGTTAGATTAGTTGGCGGTGGTGGCGGTGGCGGTGGTGCTGATAGCGCAGTAGGAAATGTAGGTGTAGGTGGTGGTGGTTATAGTGGTGGATATGCGGAAAAAATATATGTTACAACTCCAGGCGCAACATTTACATATACAATTGGTGCAGGTGGCGCAGGCGGATTAGCAGGAAATAATAGTGGTACAACTGGTGGTAATACTTTATTTGATGAAGCTGGTTCTGTTGTAACTGCCCCTGGCGGTCCCGGTGGTGGAAGTATGGCTGCTGGTACTACTATGAACGCTACAGGTAAACCAGCACGTGTACAAGCAACTGGTGGTGATTTAAATTTATTTACTGAAGGTGCAACAAGAGGTTGGAGATTAAGTTCTACACAATGGATTGGTAGTTGTGGTGCATCTGGATTATTAGGTAATGGTGGTGGTGATGGTTTTAATGCTGATGGTGTAGCAGCAGAAGGTTATGGTGCAGGAGGTGGTGGTGGACAAAGAGTAAATAGTGCAACAGATCAAGCAGGCGGCGCAGGAACTATTGGATTAATTATTGTTGAAGAATATAATTAAAATGACTCTAAGACAAAAGCAATCTCAATTCGTTAAACTTATCTGCTTGTTAATTGTTAAAGCAGAAGAATTGGGATATGAATTAACATTTGGTGATGCTCATAGATCAATCGAAGAAGCAACTAGGTTAGGTAAAAAGAATTCAGTTCATACAATAAGATTAGCTGTTGATTTTAATTTGTTTAAAGACGGCGTTTATTTATCATCTACTAAATCACATGAACCATTAGGATTATATTGGGAATCGTTATCACCTATTTGTAGATGGGGTGGTAGATTTGGTGATGGTAATCATTATAGTTTTGAACATAATGGCGTAAAATGATAATTCGAGAATTTGAAGAACGTGATTTAGATGAATTGAAACGAATTCATAAAGAATTTTTTGAAAATGAATTCCCTATTGAAAATTTTACTGATCTAATCGAACGTGCATTTGTAGTAGAAAAACATGATAAGATAATTGCAATAGGTGGTATAAAAACTCTAGCAGAAGCAATATTAGTTACCGATTTAAGTGTTAATGAATTTACTCGCGTAAAAGCTCTTAAGCAAGCTCTAAACATTTTTGGTTATATAGCGCGCCGAACAGGTCATGATTCAATTCATGTCTTTATTCAAGATGATCAATGGCGCAATCATCTTATGAGTGAAGGATTTAAGATTTGTAAAGGAACTCCATTAATTTTGGAGATTTGAATTATGGCAAAAGGTGATAGACAGCGCGCCACTCAAGACCAAGCTACTTTAGATAAAAGACTTGGACTTGATACATCTAATTATCAAGATAGTCTAACACGAAATCTATCATCTTATGATGATATAATGAATTCGTATAAAAACTATTTTGGTGGTGATAGGTCTGGTAGTAATTACTTAACTTCTGCCGGCGAAGGTTATGGTAAATTTGCTGCCGATGGTGGTATAAATGTAGAAAATATTAGAGCGCGCGCTATTAGTCCAATTCGCGCGGTCTATGCTAACGCGCAACGTAATGTAGATAGACAAAGAACATTACAAGGTGGTTATAGTCCTAATTATACAGCTGCTATGACCAAAATGGCACGCGAGCAAGGTGCTAATGTAGCTGATGCTAATACTAATGTTGAAGCAGCAATAGCAGAATTAATTTCAAGAAATAAACTTGCTGGCTTATCTGGTATGACTGGTGTTGGTGAATCTATGTCAAACCAAGATTTAAATGCTTTATCTGGTATGACTAGTTTATATGGAACTTCACCAGGATTAACTAGAACATTAGGAGATCAAATATTACAAGCAGAAGCAATACGACGTGGTATTTATAACATGCCTAGTACTGGTGAGCAAGTTATGAATAATGTAGGACGTGGTATTGGTTATGCATCTCAAGGCGCGCAAGCTGCTAATGCATTTGGTAAATTTGGTGGTGCTGCTGGTGCAGGAGCAGGTGCAAGTGCAGGTTTAGTTTCTGGTACTGGTGCAGCAGGTTCATTAGTTCCGGGTGCTACAACATTAGGTGGTATTAGTGGAACTGGTGCAGGTGCAACATCTATAGGTGCAGGATTTAGTGCTGGTGTTCCAATTGCAGATATAGCAGCTACAGGTGCAGGTACTAGTATTGGTACTGGTGTAGGTACAGCAGCAGGTACAGGAACTAGTGCAGGTATGATGGCAGGTTTAGGTACAAGTGCAGGTGCATCATTAGCAATGGGCGGAATAATGGGAGGTGTAGCTGCTGCAATAATTATAGCTGCTGATGCCTATGCAAGAAATAGAAATGATACAAGAATAGGTAGAGAGAAATTTGCTAAACAATTAGGATTACCCAATATTGATGCTTTATATAACCAATTAGGATCTATGGGTCCAGAAGGTGAAGCATTAAGAATAGAAGGTATGCGGATGGGTAAAAAGGATTATACTAATAACTTTAACTGGTTCCAGAAAGTTGCTAAGTTATTACAACGTCCTGACTTAATTAGTAATATAAATAATCCTGGTACTGGACCACAAATATTTACACCGCAGGATAGAAAGACTGTTGGGTTATAACAATGCCAATTAACTTTCCTGACATACAACAATTATTAAGGCTCAAGAGAATATTTGACCCTGAAAATAATCCTGGTGGTCCATATTGGAATCCTGCGCGTGAAGGTGTAGATGAAGTAGAGAATGATATATTTCCAGTTGGTCAATCTAATAATCAACCTATGTTAGATAGAAGTATGTCTGACATGCCAACTTTTTCTACTCCAGCTAATGATGAATTTAATAGATTTATAGGTGAATTTCCACAAAGAGAACAACCTGGTAAATTACGTAGAGTTGGCGCGTTTGTAGCTGCATTAGGTAGTAATAATCCAATGCAGACAGTTGATGATTATTTGAACTTTAATTATAATCAAAAACTTTCTGATTGGAGACAGCGCGCACCATTCTTACAAAATGCAGCTAATTTAGAACGTCAATCTAATACTGCTTTATCTAGTCAAGCGATGGCTGATAGAAGATTAGATGAAACAGAAAGAAGAAATCTAGTTTTACAACAGCAAAAAGATAGAGATTTAACAAGATTAGAAGAAAAAGATAAAGCTACGTTAGATTTAAATAATAGAAAGTTAGCTCTTGCGCGATTTAAAGCTGAAAATAAAGACTATATTTTAAAGACCCGTTTAGATGGAATGATTGTTGGTATTAATCCACAAGATCCATCTAAAACTGTTGAAACTAAAGTTATGTCCAATGAACTTAGTGATATGGAAAAAATCACTTATGGACTTGATGCTGATTTACAAAAGATTCAAGCATCTGGTAATGTTCAATCTGGGTTAATAGAACAACGTGGTGAAGTTGAACGTGATCTAATTGGTGCTCGTGGAGAAGAAACTAGAAAAAATATAGCTACTCCTAGACCACCTAGAGCATCTACAACAGCAGGTGAAACAGAACAAGCAAGAAAAGTTCGTTTGTTTAATAAAGCTCAAGAAGCAGCTAATACACATCCCGAATGGAAGAAGTATATAAAACTTCAAACTAGTAATAATTTTTCTATTACGCCACCTGGTAATTTTATGGGAGTTGGACCAGCAACAGGACCAACTAAATCAGATTATGATAAAATTAATAACTTTATTTATGGAACTACATCTAGAACTGGTGGAACAACTAATGTTAATACCGATAAAAAATACATACCTGATGCAAATGGAGTAATGGTTCTAAATCCTAATTATAAAGGAGGTAAATAATGGCTCAAGATGTTAAATTAAAACATCCTAAAACTGGTGCTGTTGTTACCTTTAAATGGGATAAACCAACTCCACCAACTGACACTGATTTGGATGAAATGTATGCTTCATTAGAAGATTTAGATATTCCTGCGATTGAAACTAAACCTGAATTACCTCAAGCTAGTCAAGGATTTTTATCTAGATTTATACCTCAAGTTAAAGGATTAGGTGAATTTGCTGGTAGAACTTTAGCTGCTGGATTAATTGGTCCAAACGCGCAAGTTCAAATGGGCCGAGAAATGATTGAGCAACCATATAACGAATTAACTGATACTAATAAATCATTACCTACTAGATTAGTTCGCGCAGGTAGTACATTAATCGGTGCTAATCCTGATCAAATATCTGAAGATTGGCAAGCTGGTAATATCCCTGCATTATTAGGTGATGTTGCTTTACCTGCTGCAATGTTGGCTGGACCCAAATTATTAAAAGGTAGAACTCCATTAAAATCAAAAGGTACTTTAAATATACCAGAAGTTTTACCTGCTGAAACTCCAATTCCTACTGGTACTAGAATGTTAAATGCGCCATCTCAACCGCGTGCATTATTACCAGCAATAGGAGAAACGTCTCAACCTGCTAGATTTATATCTGGAAAAGCTGGTATTGCAGATGTTACAAATCAGCATTTAATTGATTTAACTGACCAAGCTAAAGTTAGAAAACCTGGAACTTTATTACCAGAAGAAAAAGGACAACTGGTTGATATTGGACCAGAATTAGCTGCTGAAAGAACTATATTTGCTCCTAAAGATCCAGCATTATTAGACCCAGCTTTTGAAGCGTTAGTACCTAATAGATATAAAAAAGATTTATTTTCTCCTGATAAGTCTAATATTACTTTACCAAAGCCAAAAGAATTTGATATTAAATTAGCACAACCAGAAGGTGGTGCAATTTTAGAAAAACCAACTAGGCCATTTTCAACTCAATTTCCGGGTGAAACTAAATTAGAATCATTAGGTAACGTAATAAAACAAGATGCTTCGAAAATAGTCGACAAAACTGGATTATCACCTAAAGTTATAAATGAGGGATTAAAAGTAAATCCTGAAGTTCAAAAAGTAATTTATGATTATGCAAGAGAAAATGATAAGTTAGGCCCATTATCATTTGCTGGAACTAGATTAAAAGCAATGGGTGATGCAGGAATTGAACTATTTAGAAAAGGTGCGCGCTTTACTCAACAAGAAAGATTTAATTTAAAAGATTGGGCTGAACCTTATCGTAATGCAATTCTTAGAATTACTACTCCAGAACGTGCTAATTTTGGTAGATATGTAGAAGGTGAATTACCAATTCCAAATGATCGTGTTGCTAGTGCTATTGCTGAATGGAAACGCGCAGAACAATTAGCAGGTAACGCAGCAGAACAATCTGGAATGATGATTGAAACTGCATCCGGTAAGAAAATTCCATTTAAGAAAATTGAACAAGGTTATTGGCCCCGTAGATTAAAGCAAGAAACATTAGAACAATTACCTACTAAAATAGATCAGATGGTAAAGGAAGGTTTAACGCGTAAAGAAGCAGAACGTATAATTACTAATGCTCGTAAATATGGTGAGCTAATTCTTCCACAACAACATTCACGTCTTGGTAAGTTATTTGAATATGAGACTGATGCTAAGTCAGGATTAGTTCATCTTGAATCAATGGCTAAATCTGTAGCACGTACTAAAGAATTTGGTAGGTTAGATTTAGCTGGTAAAGGTGAATTTGGTATTGCTGATTTAATTGAGCAAACGTCTAATCCTGAATTATCTCATAGTATAATGAAACGTGTTATTGGTAGAGATGAAAAAATAGCCAAATCATTAGATCAATCAGTTCGTGTTGCGCGTACAGCAGTATCATGGTTAAGATTACAGAATTATGGTATTAGTTCTATTATTGGTAATCAGCTTCCTAATATGTTAAGAGGTAATGCTAGACAATATATTAAATCATTAGGAAATTTTATTGGAAAGAATAGAGCTATAACTGATCAATCTGCTGCATTAATTGATATAAGTCATGGTGTGTTTGAACAAACGCGCAAACTTAATCCAATGAAAGTTTATGGTGGTCAACTAGCAGAAAATATTGTACGTGGTCAAGCAGCAGGAATAGGTGAAGGTTTAGCTAAAAGTTATTTTAGAGAACTTAAGAAGAACCCTAACAATTGGCAAGCAAAGAAAGAACTATTTAACTTAATACTTGAAGATGTTAATACTGTTATTAAACAAAGGGAATTAACATCTGATCAAATTCGTATGGCTGCTGGCAGAAATGCAGAAATTAGTCAAGGATTAACTGCACCATTAAATATTCCACTTTTTGCTAGTGAACCAGTTTCAGGATTTGGTACTGCATTAGGACAAATGAGTTTAATCTTTAAAAAACAAGCTGCAATTCAGAGCAAGATGATTAAAGATTCGATGAAAAAGAATCCTGTTAAAACTACTGCGTTACTTATTGGATTTAGTCAAATTGCTGGTGGTATAACTGGTGGAATTAAATCTTCTATTATCGGAACTACTAGAGGTGTTATTGGTAATAGAGATATTGGTGAAGCTATTGAACAGGAATATGAGCATCGCGCTGATTATGTAGGTAGATTTACTGGTAGTGATAATGAGTTGTTAAATCGTTCTATAGATCGCGCACTTCAAAGTTGGGCATTTGGATTAGCATCTGATATGCTTTATTTGGCATTAGATAAAAATGCATGGACAGAATTTGTTGCTGGTCCAGTCGTTGGTGGTATAGGTGATATTGCTGGTAATGTTGCTAATCCTACTCAGTTAGGTAGAGAATCATTACGTATGTTACCTATTCCTGGTGGTGTAGGTACTGGTGCGCAAAGAGAATTATTACCAACACAAGCACAACAACCAAGTGGTCAAATTAGGCCGATTAGATAATAGTAATTCCACATCTATCACAAATATATTGTTTATTTGTTATAGACCATGTATAAGATTTTACAAATAAATGATTACATATTGATTGATTTCTATCACTATTACTAAATATATTACTAGGTGTTATAATTGGATTAGTTTTATTTCTCTGTCTATAACTTTTCCATAAAACTACATATGTAGCTAAATCTAAAAAGCTATCATCTATTGATTCATTATTCGGTACTTCATCTTTATTAAGTAATGTAGCTAATCGCGCGAGTTTAGTTCCAATTAGAATTACAAAACTCTTATCAATCGGATCATTAAACCATTCAGCTAAATTTCCACTACGTTCAAAATTCTCAAATGGATTATCATTAGATGCATAATCAGCATTTTTCTTCTCATGAATTAATTTCATATCTTCAAGCGTTTTGAGAAATTCTTGAATTACGGACATATTTTCTCCTAATTGAAACCTTCATTCTATGCTTAAAACATAATACAAATTTAGGTGAAGGATTAAGACATTGGGTACATAATCCTTTTCTACGTTGTGAATAATAATAGTTACGTTCTTGTCTACGTTTTAATATCGGATTAGAATTAGCCATAAAATTTGATATGGGCCAAATAGGATTTGAACCTATAACCTAATGATTATGAGTCATTTGCTCTGACCATTTGAGCTATTGGCCCATTAATAATCAATCCACTTTTATTTTAGTTTCAGTTCTTTTTACAATTTGAACTAAATGAAAATCAGGATTTTTTAATAGATTATCTATAAAAGGCTGAGCATACTCTATCACACTAAATTTCTTTTCGATTATAGAATATGAATCAGTATAATAAACTATTATTTGTTCCTCTTTAGGAACAAGATGATTCATCGAATTAATCCAGTTCATATAAATCAATCCACAATAATCTTAATTACATCAGTTGAATTTGTTTTCATTGAATTTTATCCTTAAATTTAAATGGTGCCCCAGGTCAGATTCGAACTGACACTTTAATGATTTTAAGTCATTTTTCTCTGCCTATTGGAATACTGGGGCGCTTAAATTGAAATTATTTATACCCAAATTTTCCCATTGCTATAATAAAATTATCTACAACTTCAGATTCTAAACAAATTTCATTAGTAGCACTAACTCCATTATGGGTAAAAATCCATAATCTATCAATATCATCTAGTCCAATATAAACTGCATCACCCAAATATTCTACTAATTTATATTTACCTAAGTTCATAATGAAATTATCTCCGTCTTATGATCTTCAATCCAAACGATTAATTGCTTAAGACAACTAATACAAATGTTAGCATTACTAATTTGAACTACTGGTAAAGATAATTCAAAACAACTAGCACAATAATATCTACCAATAGTTTCTATTCTGATTGATTTTATCATATTTATTCCTCAACCAAACTAACATTGCGCGCTCTTGGGCCTTTAGCAGAATTGCCTTCTTCAAAATTAACTCTAATAGTTTTAAGTAATTTCATATCGCGTTTTAATTCAGTCCAGTTACCTAAATAATCATCAACATGAAAGAAATAATCCTTATTGTTATAATTGATAAATCCAAAATGTTTACCTTCAGCAATACGAATGACTTGACCAATCATAATTTTACTTCCCCTTCAAATGCTTTCTAACTTCCTCAACCTTTTCATCACTCATTACATAAGTAAGTTCATTACCAATCATTATCTTAGTTATTGCACCTGACGCTTCTAATGAATCAGTTATCTTATCCCATTCTTCACTAGACGCATTAGCCCAATATTTCTTATTAAGCTGCTTACGTGATATTTTATGATCTGTACGTTCACATAACTCAATCATGACTAATGCCATTTCATTAGCCATTGCATTTTTACCACGTCCCATTGTAGTACGTCTCACATTTCCAATTAACTTTTCACAATTTTCAATTGCATTAATGATGTCGATTTCTTTTATAACTAATTCAGGACGAGTAGCTAATGCAGTAACAAGAGCTACCTTAAGAACCGAATCACCAAATCTATTTAATGTTCCCGTTGGATCTTTAATTTGATGTGCATCTACGGCTTCAGAAAATTCATGATACCACTTATCATAATAATCTTTAGCATCATCTTCAATAATTACTTCACCATGTAATTTTGAAAGAACAGTTAAATACTCTCTAAATTCATTATAATCAGGTAACTTATCTGGCTTATACATGAGAGAGTTAATCTTATTTCGATGCGTTTCATGTATAATAAACGTTCGCGCAAAATAACCACCATGTATATCTTTACGTAAGAAAAATTCTTCACCTTGAGCTTCATTAGTACCAGTTAACATAGTAATAGTAGGTGATACAAGTGAAAAGAATTCCATTTTTAATAACGATTTCCAATCACCTTCATTATAGTTTCTATCATACAAATCAGTAAGAATAGTTAATGCTACTTTATCATCAACGATTGAAGAAGTAAGTTCAGATGAGCAAATGAATGCTTTAGTTTTATCTAGAAATTTACCTCCAGGCATAGTTTGAGTAGAACCCATATCTTTTAATATACCTTGAATAGATGACCTACCTACATAACAATGCGCTAGATTTTTAGTTAACTTTCGCGCCATTGAAATAGGTGGGCCTTTTTTAATACCAGAATCAGCATGTAACATAACATAGATATTAGGATATAACTTGTATATATAACGGTCAATAAATACGTTGTCTTTTAAAACAGCAGATACAGATGCTAATGCACTCCAATACCAAAAACTAATTGGTGATTCGTACTCTTTATGTTGATCTACGATGGAGTCGATGAAGCTCATTTTTCTTCAACAAACTTAATCATTCTCATCATTACTTCTGATGCTAATGGATTTTCATTAACATTTATAAATGAGTGAGAGAATTCTCGTACTAATGATCGGACCTCATCTGAATTCAACATGAAGTATTTATTTCCAGCACAATCTATTAGCTTTTCTGTATAACCTTCTGGTGGTTCAATATTAGTTATCTTTTTATTCATAATTAAACTTCCCCAATTCCGCCAAATTTTTTAATCATTTCAGTTTCTTCTTTTCTTCGTTCCTGTTGAGATTCATTTTTACAGGTTCTACATTGTCTGCCTTTTATTGGATGAGTATAAGTATTTTCTTCGTTGTACTCATGACCTTGGGGACAATGTGTTTTAATTGTATTATGAATTCCTGGTTCTAATCTTTTATTTATTATTGTATCATTTATATTTTCAGCTTGCGTTCCAATATATAAATGTCCTGGATTCCAACAGTTCTTATTATTACATTTATGATTCACTTGTAATGTACTAAGAAAATTATAGTCTAAAAATAAATGTGCTGATAACCTATGGATATATCTCATTCCTCCATTATACCATACCATTCCATAACCACCATTACTAGTTTGGCTTTTACCACTTATACCTCCAATCCATAACCAACATTCAGTTTCTATATCAATTTTGGTTTTTGAAATTAAACGATAACATAACTTACTATTTAATTTCAAATCTTGAAAGCTCTTGATAATTGTGTCCATATTCTAGTTCAACTGGTATAATTAAGTTACCTTCACCTAATGTACACTTATCAAAATTAATTGGTTTTTCAAGTTCTTCTTTAATTATTAATCCAGCTTCTAACTTCCTCTCAATTCTTACCATTGTCAATAGCGCATCATGAGCTTCAACTAATATTAATATCCAAGGCGCGCGACTTCTAATTCTCATTGCAGCAGCTTTTAAATGCTCACTTACAGTACGCTGAGGAATATAACTATATGCTTGTCTAAATAATTCATCTCCCCATCGTTCAAAGAAAGTTCTAATTCCACCAACTTCAGCATCTATTCCATAAGGTATTGGAGCAATTAATCTCCCGTCTTTTTGTAATGCTTGTTGAATACCTAGATGGAATACTTCTTTTATCTTCGGTTGCTTCCTATGAAAGATTTTAATTGCGCGGTCTGCCACGAGTTCAGAGATTCTGAAATCAATTTTATTCTTGCGAGCCTGAGTATTAACTTCAATGGAAGCGCGTTTTTTTGACGCTCCAAGATGGCATGCATGTCGCAAAGTTTTACCACAGAACCTAATTGGCGTTTCTTTACCATTGTTAAACTTCTTTGAATGTTCTTGCCATTCACCACCAAAAAACCATGATGCGGTTAATGCATGATAATCAACTTTATCAATTAGCTCTAAGGCATCATAATCACCAGCTAATTTAAATATAACTCGTGCTTCAGCTTGAGATAAATCGCCTTGAACAAATATGCAACCTTCATCAGGAACTAAAAACCTTCTTATATCTTGACCAATATCACCATGTTTAGTAATAGTCTGAAATGCCATACCGCGCGATTGCTTACGTTTAACTTTAACACCAGACTCATTAACTTTCTTATATTCAACATTAGGTCTTATTGGTGGGTCTTGTTGAGTAGTAGAAGAACGGCCGGTTTCTAAACATAAAAAGAAACTTGTTCTCATTCGCCCATCAAAATCTGGTAATGCATATAAATAAGAATCAAGTGTTTTCTTAACTCTACGATTTTCTAATATTAGTTCTATTCCACGAGCATGAACTGGATTCTTAACTACATTATTAAGTAAGCTAATCAATACTTCTTCACCAGTTCCTTGACGAAGTGGTAATTTCCAAGTTTCATAAAGTAACTTACCTACCTGTTGCCATGAACCAGTATTGATATATTCCTTAGTAATATGAAATAACTCATGACGTTGCTGTTCATCGCGTTCAATATATTTAGTAATGAGTTCGCGACGTACATCTTCATTACAACGAAATCCAACTTGTTCTATTGCGGTATCAGTTTCATTAAAAGCATAAAGTGAATGTAATGGAAGAAGGAAATTACGATAATAATCATTTAAGTGTAACTCATCTATATCAGACTGCATTGCATCATTAATTTCTTTTGTTACACAACAATCCTTACCACAACCTATCATTAAATCATCTAAAGAACCTTCATACATTCCTTCATCTTTATAATAAGGTTCTTCAGTAAATATTGAAGTATTAAAAGCAAGTCCTTTAGGTAGTTCGGGATTTATTGCAAATGATTTATACATTGTATCATCTTGCAAACCGCGCACTGTAAATCCAAATCGTTTTATTTTATCTCTATCATAACCAAAGTTTTGTCCTATTACATCATGTTGAGATAAGAAGTTGGAATACAATAACCAACATCTAACTATCTCATTCTTTGGCATTGATGAATAGTTTTCCCACATAGGTAATACAAATGCTTCATCTTTATTAAAAGCAGTACCCATCATTATTGGAATACATTTATGAGCTTCAATGTCAATAGATGGATGAATGGATGACGAATATTTATTTAATAACTGTTCTAACTGCCACGAAGATTTGATAATAATTATATTACGTTTTGGTGTACGTATTTCAGGGAAATCAGATTGAATCTTAGCACGTCTTAAATCAAATAGCATTACTTCTTTATTCCAATAACCTTTAACATCACCATCTTGATGTAATATATGTGCTGGATGATAAGTAGGTACGCACTTAAATCCCATTCCATTTATAATACTACCGCGCCATGCTTGAATACCACCAGCTACATAATTACCTTCTTTATCTTTTTTACCGCTCTTTCCAGTTAATGCATATAAAGCAGTTCCACCTAAAGGAACAATTACGTTAGGTTTAAGTTGAGAAATTTCTGTATGTAATTCATTGAACTGTTGATCTAAATCTATTCCTACTGAATTAGCACGAACTTTAAATGAAACTTTCTTACCTTTTTTAGGATTAGATGGAACCATGAATTTACATGCATTAGTAACCCAACATTCATCACGATTAATACCTACAGCAGATAAGAGCATATTAAAGAACTTACCACTTGGACCAGTAAATGGTTTACCAGTAACTTCTTCGTCGTAGCTTGGACTTTCTCCTACAAAACAAATTCTAGGATTTCTAGGTCCAATGCCAGGTACATATACTTGCATTTATGCCCACCCGCCACATTTTTTACATACCCTTTTTCCTTTTTTGCTTATATGAGTATTTTCTTGAGTATATAAATGGCCTTTCGAACACATTATTTTATTTTGTTCTACTAACGATCTATGTGTTCCAGCAATAATTGAATCACTTACATTTTCTCCGTGGGAACCAATATAAATGTGCTCCGGATTGAAACAATGTTTATTTGGACAAATATTTTTATGTAAAACAATAAGATAAGGATGATTTAGGTCGTACTTCAAATATAACATTGCAGAAAGTCTGTGAACTTTTTCTGATTTATAATTAAACTGTATTGCTCCATAACCTCTTGATAAGGCTCCAGTATATAACCAACAACCAGTACTTTTATCTATTTTTCGTTTAGATAAAAGTCTTTGTTCTACATTTTCAGACGTTATAGCTTTATTCATAAGTTAGGTTGGTGTTTTCTCTGCATAAATTCTTTCTAAGATTTCTTCTTGTTTATCACTAATCCAATACTTAGCTTCAAACTGGTCAGAAATAGATTCTACAAAATCAAATTCCCATTTAGTTAGATTAATACCTTCATCATTAATGGTAGTAATCCAATGTTCAATTACTTGTGGTTTTTGGGTCATATTTCAACATCTGTCATATGAATTAGTTGAACCTGAATTACATCCATTGATAAACTATTTGCAATTTGTTCAAAAGAATTTCCGTTCTTAATTAACCATTCAATAGCTAACTTTCGCGCATGTAAAAAGTTGCTCCAAGGATGTGTATCTTTCATTATCATATTTAATTCACCAATTCAATCCTAATTCCACGCCAACCACCATCTTCGTTCTTTTTCAATTCAAAACTAACTTTAGTTCCTATAACTAATTTCTCAAATTCAATCTTATGATTTAGTGCTTGCCAATGAAAGAAGATTCTAGTAAATGGTTTCTCCTTAGAATTAATAAATCCAAATCCTTTAGGATTAATATGAATAATTGTTCCAGTTAGACGATTAGTAATTTCATCCATAATATTAAGTTCTTTTACTTCTGCTTCTTTCATTACTTAATCAACTCCATTAGTTTTTAATCTTTTAGCTCTACGACCAACAAATTGTTCAAATTCATCAAAAAGAATATCTTGAATTTTCATTCTCAAGTTTGATTCAACTTCTTGTTTCATCTCATTAGGTGTTATTGATAATATATATTCAACAAATCTATTTTCAATTTGTTGACATAATATTGTATCTTCATCAATTAAAATATAATCCCAACTCATTACTTAATCAACTCCAATGCATCTTTTCTAGTTAAACAATTCTTAACCTTATCATAGTTCTTAAAAAGATTTAAGTTTTCACTCACTAATCCAATTGAAACATTAAAGTATTTACTTGTATCAGATAATTTCCATAAAGGTTTATCTATCTTATGATAACTATGATACATAGCAATTAGTATAACTTTACGTTGCCATGTTTTAGCTTGGACGTATGAATGTAATGGTTTCATTTAATTAATTAAACAAAAATAACAGGTGGTTCGGGAATTACAATACCAATTGGTCTCCACATATGTAAAACATTAGGATGTCTATTAATATAATTTAATTTCTTAGGATGATATTGAATAACTACATCTTTCTCATCCCAAAATACATTTTTTAATCTATTCATTTCATCCCAAGTTGGAGTTCTACTTTCAATATCAAATCTTCTAGCATGAACTGATACATGTTCCCAATTTCCTGCATCAGAAACTATACACACTAATTTCCATCCAGTTATTGGTGAATTAAGTATAAACGCTCCATTATTTCCATAAGAATCATCTGAAGCTAGTTCTCCTTCTATAATTCTGCCAAATTTAGGTACATGAAACATAAAATTCCTTATTAATCAAAACGAGGGGGTGCGCGCCTTATATTGTTAGTTCTCTATGAGACAACTCAAAAACGCGCACCCTATTGTTGATAGTGCTTAGTCATGAATTAATGCAGCCTAACTAGTATTGAAACTGCACTAACGCATATTCGTCCTCTACCAACAAATGATAAAAGTGCTCGATGGATTTGGCGAGTTATATTTGGCTGATAGTACCTCTTACTATCATTTAATGTTCGAGGACTAACAAGAACAACCAATTTCACTCCTATTTATTCCGAGCGTATTCATAGGAATCCATTTCTAATTAAGTACTGTTCGGCATCTTCAGCACTTAATAGAATTTACTAATTAACCATTAACCGGACGATACTTAGGAACCTTACCAAGCGAGTTTACTTTCCTATCCTCATAATCATCATTACCAATAAAAACAACAGCCTTTTGACCTTTAAGCTGTTTAGGATCAACAGTATCACCAGGCTTTAATTCCTGTCCGAGTGAGATATACAATGGAATAATAAATCCCGGTGCTTTGGAATTAAAACTCCATCTTGGAACTGGTACACCTGCAAATGCTGCATCACCAGTATCCTTATTAGCAATGATAGTAGCCTTTAAATCCCAATTAGTACTATCACCTGCCTTAGACAAACCTTCTTCTACATCATCAATATTGACAAGATAGAAAGCAGGGTCAACTACTTTACCAACGAGAAAATCACGATTTGTAAGTGTAAGGTGCATTTTGATTTATCCTTGTTTGATTGGTTATTCGATTTTGTTTAAGAAATTTTGAATGATTGGGTTAGTATCTAATAATTCTAATGCCTCCTTTGCGCGTTCTCCAATTTCAATTTGACGTAAGAGTTGTTCACGAATTGATTGCTTTTTAGGTAATTGAAATTGTTCAAATCCTGCTGGCAAATTTCTTACTGGTTGTTTAAAATGACCATTACCCATTTTACTTAACCTTCATCTTTTCTATCGCTGGTTGAATATACGTTTTATAGAAGTTAATATCTGGTCCAAGCGGCATTATCTTATCAAGCGGTAATACAGTTCGCGCATAATCTTCTGATGTATTAACTGTAGATACCTGCACATTAGTTTCTGCACCAATTACTAATGCTGGCTTTAATCCAAACTGATATGTTTCATCACATACAGCAGGAATCTTAGCAGCAGGTTTACGTCCAGCAGTAACAAGAGTACGAGTAATAGTAATATTTCCAGATAAATCTTTCTGTTCAACTCTAACTACGTGAGCAATTAAAATTACATTAACTTCGCGCAATTGATTTAAATCTTTACTTAAAGCCATCAATTCATTTAATCCAGCACCTTCAGCATTAAAATCTTCTACTTCACTAACATCAATTCCGCCAATAATTTTACCTGCCGATTCACCTGATTTACGTTTTTGTCCTACTTTAGAATCTAATACTTGACGTAACATCGCATCAGCAATAGTAGTAACGCTATCAAATATAACAGTTCGATAATTACATGATGTAACCATCTTTTCTAATACTGCTAATGCTGATGGTTGATTATTTGGGCGATGCATTGTCCATGAATTATAATCATCATAAGTAATTTTAGATAGATCAATTCCATGCTTTTTAGCCGGTAATGCAAGAGCGCGCATTTTTCTATCGAATGAGAACCAATATTGAGGTAATGGATAAGTTACTGCTGTAGAAGATTTCCATGTACCTGGGTCGCCCTTCATTAAAGTATAAAGAGCATCATAATTTAGAACTTCTAAGGTTGGCATATTTACTCGTCAGAATAATCAGTTGTTAATACAACAAATTCTTGATTAGAATCATCATTATCATCTTTATCTATAAATATAGATGGTAATATATCATACCATCCACCTTCAATTTCGACATTTATAGGAGTTTCAGGTGGATATTTATTTAATTTATCTATTAGTTCTTTTACTGTCATGATTTACCTGCCATTACCCAATGAGAACCAATTGAAATAACTGATATAAAAACAATCATAAATACTATTGGAATGATAATCATGTTTTTCTCTTTATAAATTCTAATTTTCTACCTTTTTCTTTATATAAAACTTCTTCAGTAGTCTTAATTAATCTTCTAGTATGTCTAGCATTATAAGACTTTTTCATTTGTCTTTCAGCAATTTCTAGGCTATGATGACTCCAATAGCTTTCATATCTATTTAATGTAGGATTCCATAATTCTATTCTATACGTAGTAATCATTATAATCCCATCTTCTCCACTAAATTATTAATCAATTCCTTCTTAGCACTATTAGTACATCTATCACAATGAGGTTTAGACAAATCAAGAGCGCGCGCATCTAATATAAATGTTTCACCACAACGATTACAAACAGAGAATCTACCTACGGCAAATGGCTTTTCTACTTTATGCACACATCCAGGTAGCGCGCACTTAAAAAATTGCTTAGTGGAATTTGAAGATAATTTAACTCTAACGTACTTATGGATGTGCTTCATAACCTAATTAATCTTATTCTTTGGTAACTTACTTTCATTTAAATCTAATTTCATTGACGGAATTCCCATTGAAGTTAAGAATTCATTTGCATAATTACTCAATAAGAACGCGCAAATCAAATGAAATGCATTAAAGTTTTCTTCACTTGAGGTAATGTAATCCATCATTAATACAGTTTCAGCTGATAAATTATTCTTTTCATCACCAATTTCTTGATTAAATATTTTACGTAATCCATCGTAGTTATTGGTCATCATCAATTTCTTTTCTTACTTTTTCAAAAACAAGAAAAAGCAGTATTCCAGTAACAAAGAAAAGAAAAAAGTTTCCCCAATCTTTAGGCCAAATTCCATAGGTATAATAAAAGTTACCTAAGGTTTGTAATGTCATTAATCCAAGTATACTTATCATTGCAATAAATTTAGTCATAATTAATCATCACCATTCAAAATGTCCCATTTTTTTCCAACTTTAAAATAAACTCTTAATACTTCTTCCCTAACAGATTTATCAGTTTCGTCTACTTCTTTAAATCTACAAAGCCCATACTTATTTTCACAATGAGTAAAGTTCATTGGAAAGTTACCTGCTTCAGTATAAGCAAATAACATATTAACGTAATAAGGTACGATTTCAGTTCGCCATTCTTCTAATCGTGATAATGAATAAGTAATTGGAACTCTAAGAAATTTCTCATTAGGTTTAAGAGTTTTCTGAAATCCAATCTTATCTATCATTACCATTCGTGAGCCAATTACATGACATTGACCCATGAATTGATTATTCATTGAAATAGTATCGCGCTTTTGTTTCATAGTTTTAATATCCATAGGCATAATAGCCAATGGAGTAT